ACTATGGGAGAAAAACTTATATTATTTTCTGAACAAACGCAATTTGTACTATCAGCTTCATCAGATAACCTTACACCTAGTTCAGCTAACGTACTGGTACAAACTGAATTTGAAAGTAATGCAGCAGCACAGCCTGTAGGTTCTGGTTCTTCTATTTATTTCTTAACTAAAAAAGGTTCTTTTGCAGGTATTAGAGAATATATTATTGCAGGTGGTCAACAAATCCAAGATGCTGCAAACACAACAATTCATGTACCAAGATTAATACCAAGTGGCATTTTTAAAATGGCAGTATCAAACAACCAAGATATTCTTGTTTTACTTGGTACAGAAAATCCTAATAAGTTATATGTAAACAGATGGTTATATGGTGAAGGTTTTAGCAAAGCATTAAACGCTTGGTTTACTTATACATTTAATAGTAATAGATCAATTTTAAATATTGATTTTATTGGTACTGATTTAATACTGGTTGTAGAAGAAGCTAATGGTGTGACCTTAGAAAAGATACCATTTGAAACTAACTTTAGAGAACCTAATGCTAGTTTTGAATATCATTTAGATCATAAAGTAACTGAAGCAACTAGCGGTGTATCTGTTGCTTATAACTCTGCTACTGGTATTTCTACATTTACAGTTCCTTATAGGTTGCGAGCAAATATGAATATAGTTGGCAGGTATCTTGCCAGTAATGAAACAAGTACGTTTGTAGATGCTGAAGGTAATACAAAAACTCTTGTATCAGGACAAGCACTTACTACTACCAATACATCTGACGGATCTACTTCTACAATTACAGCAGTAGGTGATTTTAGAAATAGTAAATTTATTATTGGTGAACCTTATGAAATGCACTATAGGTTTAGTCAACAAAGACTTACTCAAACTGGTGGTTCTAGTGAACTTATAAGTGGTCGATTACAAATACATCATTTTTATATTAAGTATGAAGACTCTGGTTTTTTCCAAGTAGAAGTGACACCTGAAAATAGAGATACATCTTTACATAAATTTACTGGTCGTTTGCTTGGTGCTGCTTCTGCTTCTATTGGTCAAATTAATTTAGATACAGGAACTTTTAAAGTACCAATTATGAGTAAATCAGATAGAGTAAATATAGATGTAAAGAACAATACGTTCTTACCTACATTATTAGCTAGTGCAGAATATGAAGGTGTATTTCACATGAGGAGTAGGAGAATATAATGGGATATTTAAGAAAAGCAAAACTAACAGATCTTAACCATGTATGTCAAAACATGAGACAAATGGATCGACTAGAAGCTTTGTATCAAACAGGTAAAGACCCAGAAGATGCTTTGCGTTTATGTTATTTAGCTGGTGATAATGTACTTGCAATAGCTGGTGACAAAGATCAACCAATGGGTTTATGTGGAGTCGTAAGTGATGGTTGTATATGGTGTATTATGACAGATGAATTATTTAATAATAAAAAATATAAAATACAACTAATAAGAAAAGGTAGAAAATGGGTAGATAGTTTGTTGAAATCTTACAAAATCCTATATAATTTTGTATATGCAGAGAATCATGCTGCTATAAAGTGGCTAGAAGCTCTTGGTTTTGTTTTTATAAAGTATCACGAAAAGTATGGTCAACATGAAAAACCATTTTATGAATTTCTGAGGATTGCCTAAATGTGTTCTCCTACTGTTGCTTTATCTGCTGGTATATCTGCGTTTCAAGGGCTTGCTATGCGTGGTGCAGCAAAAGACGCTGCTGAACAAGCGTATCAAACAGAGTTGGCAGGTGTAGCTAATGCTGAAACTGATAAAAGAAATAAACAGGCAGCTTTAGCAGAACAACAAAGTGATAAAGAAAAAACTTCTGCACAAGATAAATTTGCAAAAGGAATTGATGCGTTAAGAAATAGGGCTTCATTATTAGCTTCAGAAAGATCAGGAGTAAGTTTTGGTTTGATCTTACAAGATAATGAAAGACAAGCAGCAAATTATAGAGAATCTATTAGACAATCATTAGAATCAGCAAGAAGACAACATAAGAGGTCTATACAGCAGACAGAAACACAGTATCAAAATATAAGAAATCAATATAGAAGCCAAACACAACAAGCATATAATCAAATACCTTCTCTAGGATCAGTATTATTGGGTGCAGCTTCAAGTGGCCTACAAACCCAACTTGCCTTAAACGCATAAAACCATGTCATCAAGTTTTCAAAGCACCGCTTATCAATCGTTTGCACAACCAGTAAATACGTTTGTAGAACCTGTTAAAGTTTTACCTAAAACTAATATGATGGCACTTGCCGAAACTTTAAAAGTTATAAATCCAGCATTAGAAAAAATTGTAGAGACAATGGTTGAAGGAGAAAGAGCAGACATATCAGAAAAAGCAATGAATGATGCTTTAGATAGTTCAACAAAAGATTGGGCTGATGCGTCTAAATATATTAAATCTAATAATATTTTTGGTGGTAATAGACTTTATAACAAGGTTTTTAAAAGGACAAAAGCTACAATTTTAGGTGGTAGTTTAGAAAGCAAATTTAAAACTGAATACGAAAGTGCAACAGTAGATGGAGTACCTTTATCAGAATTTTCATTAGAATCTACAGAATTTTCAGATTGGTTAAATGAAACAAGATCAGAAGTTATCAATTCTTTAGGTGACGTAGATAGTGATACTTTCAACAAAAAATTCTTTCCATACCTTATAAATGCCACAACTAAAATAACTGACATTCACGAAAAAAGACATCAGGAGTTTCAAGTAGAAAAATTAAAAATTGATGCTTCTAGTCTTGCTAAAAATATAATAAATTTTCAAACAGCAGGTCCAGACTCAGATGATGTAAGCAAAAATCAATTTTTATTATTAACAGCTTCTATAGATCAATTTGAAAATGATATAAATAAATTAGGATTAAGTTCAAAAAATAGATCAGCTATCAATAAAACAATATTAGATAGTCTTAGTGCTGAAGCAAAAAGAATTGGATTTGATACTGGTGATGTAGATTTAGCTCTATCAATTTTTAAAAGTGCAGATCAATTTCCCTTTGGTCCTAGTGGACAGTTAACTTTATTAGACCACCCTGACTATGTTGAGATGGAGAATAAGTTAAGAGAAGATGTTGAAGACTATACAGACAAAGCAGATAGAAGAGACAGGGCAGATGCAAAAAGACAAAAAGAAGAAGCTATAGAATTAGGTATGTTGAATGTTGCATCTTTGTATGCAGCAGGGAAAGGAGAGGAAGCAGTTAACTTATTAGAAGAATTACAAAGAGCAAACCCATTAATTGCAACAAAACTAGCTTCAAATGCAGCAGTTTTAGATGGTGATACAAATGAAAAATATGCTCAAATAATTTTTAATATAAATGAAGGGAACTATGAAACATTATCAGATGCAAGAATAGCAGCTATGGCTTGGTATCTTGATGAAGGTACAGTTAAAAATGATCTTAATACAAGTAGACTAAATAGCTTAATGAGTCTTGCAGGTACAGTTGATAAAGGAGTCTTAACACCTCTAAATAGTTACTTTGTAACTTACGAAGGAAGATCTAAAA